TCTGCAATAACAAGGGTATTATCATCCTTCTTAATTAAGCGTATATAGTTACTAAAGTTCGTTGACAAAAAATTAATATTACTAAATACTGGCTTTGATTGTATCACTTTTACTTGATACAAGAAGCTAATACCATTATTGCTTTTACAAAAAATTAAACCTGTCAAGGAGTCTCCAGCGAAGGTTGTCTCCAGGATACCTCCTCTCGATGCCTTTTGAAACCAATTATATACATTGATACTACGTTGTGCATCTATGAGAACAATCTGATGATTTGTAACAAATGGAATATTCGCATGTCCTTCGTTGTCTAATTCAGTTATATAAGAAGAACTATTAACAATAGCTGTGCCAAAACTTGATTTTATTTTCGTCCAAAGATACAGTAGTCCACTTTTATCTAAGAAATTCATATAAACCCCCTTTCTAATTTAATGCATCAATTACCGATATTGGGATTGCACTGTCTGCTGTTGCGCCAGTGGCGATGCCGTTCAACTTGGTTTTGAGTGCTGCCGTGAAGTCTTCGGTCGAAAGCCCCTTCCCGCTTACCACGTCAACCTTTTTTGCCAGTGCCTTGTTTACGTCTGCCGTCTTAGCATAAGGCGACAAGTCATATGTGGTGTTTGTGTCAGTCCATGGAACATTAACATAAGCCTTGCCATTGCCATCAAGCGCAACTGGGTAGTTCTTACCATTCTGCGAATAACCAAGGGTAATACCACCCTTTGTGGTTGAACTTGCGGTTGGCAAAGAGTAATTATTGGCATTGTCTGCTATTCCGTTAAGCTTTTTTCTATCTGCTGAACTCATAACACCAGCTACATTCTCTGAAGCCCTTTCTAGGCTAAAATAACCTAGTCTAGTTCCATTTATATCCTTATATTCAAAATCAACAGCACTTGCACTTTCCTGAACATCTATACTCCCCACTGCCTCACTCTTCTTAGCATAATCTGCAAGGTCTAATGTAGCACGGAAGTCTCCGAGTTTCTCCCATTTTGAAGCATCATAAGTTGCACTAGTATTACCAGTATAAATATATTCCTCATATTGATTCTGTGTAACACCACCAGTATCTTTAATAAGATAAATATGCTTCTTAATATTAGTTGTAGGAAGAGTAGTTACCACTTCTGCAACTGTAGTATCAAGATTACCTAATTGACTTAATGGAACATTGCCCTTTGAATCAAGGGTTGCGATGCCATTGTTAAGACCTAAAGATTTCACACTTCCGTTTGCCATTAACACTTGGGTTGCAGTGCCTCCAGTCTTCACGATACTTATAGCCTCCATTCCATTTTCATTAACATTGAAAATGTCTATAGTTTCGTTTTCACTACCACTTGTTGTTATACCTAGGTGTTCTCCGTTAATCACATAATGCAAACCGTTTTCAGGATTAATTTCACCACCTCTTTTGCTAAAAAAACGAGAATTAGCCCAGTCCTTAATCTTCTTCCAAAAGGAAGCAAGTCCAATTGCGTCTAAAAATTGCATAATCTATTGTTTTAAATTGTTATTTACTAGTAATATCTGTTATCTGTTCCTCCGTGATTGCTGGAGGGAAGTCCTTCGTCACGATGTCGGTCACTTTGTTTGCGATATCCTTGTAGATATCCGTGCCGAGTTTTTTTGCTGTCACGCTGCCGTCTCTGATGTTTCCAGTTGATATACAGTCCTCGGTCAGATGGTCGTGTTTGACCGCTCCCGGTTGTATTTTATCTGAGGTCACACAATTGGATGCTAGGTGTCTGTTCTTTACAGAACCATCGGCAAGCTTCGCTGCCGTTATCGCCCCATCCGCAATTTGCGCTTCCGTTATTGTTATCTTGGCGAGTTCACTCTTGATAATCCTAACGACCGCATCGTTCTCCAGTTTATCGTCCATCATGGCAAGCATCCTGCTTAACTCGACAACGATGTCGTAAATTTCCGTGCCGACACGCACCGCTGTGTTTTCTCCAACCTGCGTTGCATCTCGTATCAGCTCAGCCATACGGAGCATTTTTTGAATATCCTCGTTCATGTCTTATGTGCTTTTAGTTGCCTATTGCGTGAATGTGTGCCCTTGTTCCTCGCTGTGCCTTCACTTCCCCTTTCGGGGTGAATGTCTTGAGATATTCGAGAGCATCTGATAAATATCTTTCTGCCATATCCATGATGTCGTTGTACTGCTTGTTGCTCGAAACGTCTTGAACATGGTCTGAATAATCGTCTCTGTGGCGCATTCCACCTGCTCGACTTATAATTGTGCCATCTGCGCGAAAAAGCCTCGCATACGTGAAATAAGCGAGTGCCTTGCGTATTCCACTGGTGTACTTCTGCACCTTGGTTTCGTCTTGGCTGCAATCACCCTCCTTCTTGGTGGAGTATTCGCCACCGTCCAGGAATACCGCAGGCTGGAAATCGGGCAAGACTGAATCGCCCCACTCTCCCTGCTCGGTCGCTGCCTTGAACCGCTCATACCCGATGGCTGGTATGATGTTCGCATCTTCGCATTCCCGAATGTATGCGTTCACATCATCCTCATCTAGGTGTGTGCTGGTCGGTCGTGCCAGTTTTCGGAACTGATCAACCGTGATAAGTTGTTTTCTTTCTCCCATAGGCTCAATCAATTAGTCTATCGTGTTGTTCCCTTCAACCTCGCTGCTGATATACTTTAGCGGCTGTAGCTTGGGGTCTAGGTTCTGAATGGCTGGGTCGTGCCAATTCTTGAAAATCTTCTTGAAGGCTCGCTCGATGAAACGCTGCTCGGTTGTCACTTCGCCTGCATAGTATTCGTAAGCGTCCTTCATAACTTGTCCGCTGAATCCCAGCTTGCCAATGCGGATGGAGTAGAAGAGTTCTTGGTGAAACTGGGCATAGATACGTTCGATAACGCTGCTGTCTGTCACGGAAAACTCCTTGTCAAAGTTCTTCGTAGGAAAAGCCACAACCTTTGGTTCGTCTTCCTCGTTCTCAACCTCGACCGCAAGAATCTTCGCTGTGTTCTCGTCCCCTTGGAACTGCAAAAGGTCTTCATCGGAAATCATCTGTCCGCTCTCCACCTCTTCGCCTTCCTCGTTGAACTTAGGCACGCCCTTCTTGGTTACGAGCATACACGATACGAGGAAGTTGTTGCGGACGTTTCGCATCTTCACGTTTCCCAGTCCCTCATCGGTCGAAATCTCCGTGATGGCTGAATCGTAGCTGGCTGTCGGATAGATAAACTGTCCGTCTAGGCTCTGCCACAGAACCTGCCCCTTGTAGCTGTCGATGCCTCCTGCGTTTTCAATCTGTTCAAAAACAATGTCGGGGTCGGGATTGAAGACGTTGATGCGCTCAATAGTCTTCTCGTTCACCATCAACCGCTTTCCGTTCCTCGTTTTCTTCTGCTCCCAGTCAGGATGCAGCAAGACGTGCGCCACGTTCCCCTTGTCGTCCGTCTCTTCCAGTCGGCAATTCTCAAAGGGTACGTGGCTCACGCTCGACACCTGCCCTAGAACGTTGTAGTTTACATGAAGGGCAAAGCCTCCAAAGCGTGCGAGGTCTTGCACAACGTTCCTGAGCAAATCGTCTGCCGTGTCCCCTTGCTGGTTCATCGCCAACGCTGCTAGAATGTCGCTATCGAAGCCGTAGCCCTCAATGAATCGGGCATATCGGTTAAGGCACAGCATTGCCGTACCGCTGGCTTCCGTGATGCGTGCGAGGTTCTGCGGATATAGATTGTCATATCCGTATGCCTGCATCTTGAATCGGCTGACGTAGCCAATATCAACCCTTCGCTTTGGCTTTTTAACTGTTTTAACGTTCATACTGTTTGTGTCGTTTTACTTGTTGTTTTGTTACTCTTCCTTGCCTGCTTTTTCGGCTTGGTCGAGGTCTTTCTTCTTGTCGCTGCCTGCTGCTTTTTCGGCAGGATCTTTCCCTGCTGTATCATCTGCACCGCTGTCGCTGCCTGCTGGCGGCTGCTTGTTCTCGATGAGTTCCTCGCGGGGTATCTTCTGAAAGTAACTCTCCATGTGTGGGTACTTCGTCAGATATTCGTGCGCTACCTTGTCGGTCAGGTTCTCATTCGTGAAAATCTTCCCTCTATAGAAATCCGGGCAGGAAATGATGAAGCCTGCCTTCATTGCGTAATTACATGTTTTTGGCATTGTCTTTTCTTTTTTGAGTTTTAGATAAATTTCGATTAAAGCATCGTGGTAACACTGCTGGCAGGTTGTCGGAACAAACCGCTTCCGTGTTACCTCGAAATATAGAGTTTCTATAACTGCCTTGTCGGTTGCATCAAAGGGACTGTCGAAACGTGCATTCAACTCCCCGACCTTGGCTGTTGCTTCCTTGTATGTCATAGGCTACGCTGCTGCTTCCGTCAGAAGGCTCTTATACTTGGCTGCTGTGGTCTCGCTGTCTGTGTCGAAGAAGAAATAAGCTGCCTTCGGTACGCTCTCCTCTTCAAGCGTGATAAGCCAGCCGCCCTCGGTGTCGTCTGAGTACTTGTCGTTTTCGCCTGCGCTTGCCTTCAGTGCCTGCGCATATCCGAATACCTGGTACTCTGCCTTTCCGTCCGCTCCCTTTGAAAGGTTACGGAGAATGATAACGAACTTTCCGTTCGCCAAGCCGTCAATGATATTGGCGCAAACGTCAGGTGTGTTTGCCAATACCACGACTGCCACGGTGTTCTTCCAGCTGTTGCGATACGTGCCAACGGTCAGCTCAGTCTTGGTTCCAGTGAATGGCTTGCTGCCTTCCTGCCGGATAGCGTATGCTTTCTTGCCAGTCTTCAAAACTAATGTTTTAATTATATTGCCCGCTACAACGGACTTGGTGAAGTCAATGTCGTCTCGGTTGATAATAAGTCCATCGCCCTCCAGTCCCTTTGTTACCTGGTCTTCGCAAGGGATGATGATGTCCTGGGCGATAAGGCTCTCGCAAGTTGTTGTCATATTAATTCGTTTTAAATTGTTATATCCCCAACACCGTTTTGTGGGTGTTGAGGATTGTCAAAATAACTTAATACTAAACTGAAAATTTGGAGCGATTAGTAAGCTGCATGGATCATGTCCTCTTCGAGGAGAGCCGTTCCAATCTTACCTGTAGCATAGAGATAGTTTCTGCGCTCCTTCTGGTCGAACCAGATGTCGAGGTCGCTGATGAGTGCATCGGCATCAGTGCCCACCATAAGGTGCTTCGGGTTGCAGAATACCGCACGGTGTGGAAGGTTGACTGTCGTCTCGCCCTTCTCGTATGCGTTAATCATTCTATCCCAGATGCCGACACGAGCAATCTTCACTCCGTTGTAGGTCGCTAAATCGAATCCATCGAACACCTTCTCCCACGGCATAATATCGTGGTAGGTCTGCTTGATGTCGTAGGTCAATGCGTCAGCAAGCGAGCGTGTCATAAGCAACACGGCATCGCTATCGTCAACGATACGTGTGTCCACGTCCATCAAGATGGTGTCAACGAGTGTTGTAGCCGTACCCTTTTTGCGCAATGCTGAAACCTGCGCTGCTGCCGTGGTCTCGCTGTTGGCTGCGATGGTGGTGTGGTTCTTTGCTGCTGTGGCTGTAAAGATGCGCTTGAAGAGACCGTCACAGACGTTGAACATATTAACGTCCGACCCTGCTGTCAGCTTGCCTCCACCTTCACCTGCCAATGCTGCCGCCTTGTCACCGAACCAGCCGAAACGCCAAATCATCTGCTGCATGGCTCGCTGGAGTGCATCGGTGTAGATGGTCATAAAGTCGGTGCTGGTAAGGTCGCCAATGGCTGTGCCAGTCTTCAATGAATACTCAGCGATGGTTCCCTTCAATGCCTCGTAGCAAATCTTGATAGGGATTTCCCACTGCCCGAGTTCCCAACGCTTCTGAGAGTTGGCGATACCCTTCTCTTCGTAGGTAGGGTCGCAACCGCCACCTGCCTTACCGACCATTTCCATCTCACCGATGAGTGCGATTGGATCATCGTTCTTGACCTTCATGATGTTCACGAATGAAGAAAAATCCTCATCTTGGTAGAAGGTTTCCTGCACGGCATCCTTGATGCTTGCGAGGTTTTCTGGCTCGAGTTTAAGGTTCTCGAGTTGCTTTTTTGTAAATCCTGCCATTATTTTCTTTTGATTTAATGGGTTAATACTTGGTTACTTCTTGCCCTTTTTGTGGAGTTTGGCAAGTCTCTCCTTGATGGCGTTCTTACCTTCCTCGACAGCGTTCACGTTGTCGCCTGCGCCTTTGCCGCTTGGCTGTCGCTGTGCTGGCTGGTAGTGGCTGCTGAAGCCTGCCAGCACCTTCTCCGCACCGCCAGCCATCTTCACTGCATTCAAGATGCGCATATCCTCCTTGCTCTTCGCGAGTTTCTGTGCGCTTGCCAGCTGTGCCTTGGTGTCGTTCAACTGCTGCTTGAGTGCTGCTACCTGCTGCTGCAACTTGGCTACGGTGTCGTTGTCGGTGCTTGATGCGCTGCCGCCTTCACCGCCTTCACCGCCTTCACCGCCTTCACCGCCCTCATTGTCGGTGTTGTTGTCGGTGTTATCTGCGGTCTGAATGTCGGTAATTACACCGTCCTCGACAACAATTGTCTTACCGTCCGGCATTTCAAACGTTCCGTCCGGACTTGCCTTGTCGCCAACTTGTGGATCTCCCTCTTCACGCTCAACGGTCAGTGTCTGTCCGTCTGCTGTGTTGAGTTCCATCGCCTTTGGCTCTGCCTTGGCTTGCGGCTCTTCCACCGCCTGCTCTGCTTCCTCCAGTGTCTTCACGCCCAACTTGGCGAGAATCTTGTCGAGGAGAGAAGCCTTTACTTCTGTTTTCTTCTCCATTGCTTTTGGATTTTGTTGTTTTGAATTAATAAAATTTTCTATGTTGCGTTTTGATGCGCTTGCGCTGAGTGCTGGAACGGTGCTGCTGATAAGACCTAGGCGCAAAGCCTCGCTGGTGTTGATGAAGATGTCCTTATCCATCAAGGCTTGAATCTCTTCCCGGTCGCACTCGCACCGCTCTACGTATGCGTCCACCATCTTATCCTGCCACATCTGCATTTCCTCGCCCAGGTTCTTCAAGTCCTTTGCGTTCAGCTGGTCGCCCAACCCCCAGCCAGGAACCCACGGATTATGCAGCAGGAAGGCAGCGTTCTCGTATGCCTTGCGGCTCTCCTTTGGTGCTGCAAGCATGATGATTGTTGCCATGGATGCTGCCTTGCCCTCCACGGTGCAGGAAATCTTCTTTCCGCTCTGTCGCAGTCGGTCGTAAATCGCCCAACCTTCGACCACAGAGCCGCCATTGCAGAAGATGCGCATATCGATGGAATCATCGTCTTTCGGTATGCTTGCCGCAAAAGCATCTATATCCTGGAAACATACGCAATCGCCTCCCCACCATTGATACCAGAACTTATTGTCTTGGCTGTCGATGTCGTTGTATATTCTGAGTTTTGCCATTGAATCGTGATTTTTTAAGTTTTAAAACGCTGCAAAGATACGATATTTTTCAATATGTTTATCTCGTAAGCAGTTAATTTTTCTAAACAAGCCCAAATTTTGCGCTCTAAGCGGCTTTTATTGCCTTGAGTGTGTAACTTTACCACATTTAAGCAAAAACCGCTCAGAACGCAAATCTTAAAGAAATAACTACACTTTAAATCCTGCCGATATTCTCTATCGTCTGCACTCTACGCTGGGTTCGGTTTATTTCCTCAACGCTCACTACTGGCTGGGGAGCCATCTGATAACCTCTGGCAACCGCTGCCGCCAGCATATCCATGCCGATATTGCTGCCTCCGTTGTTTGCTACGATAGGAACACCGCCTCCTAGCTGGTTGAATGCGGATAATATAGGGCTGAACATTGAAGTCGCCTTGGCTGTCATTACGCTTTCGCCATTTGAGAGCCTTGCCGGGATGCTGTCGCTAGTTCCGGTTCCAGAGCCTTGGACGTAGCCGCCAGTGGAAAAGCCCTTAACGGCTGCTTTCGCTCCGGCAAAGGCTGCCTTGGTTAATGCCATCATGCCTGCTGCACTGGCAACGCCAAACCACGACTTTTCTGCCAGCTCATGTGCCAACATCTGTGCATAGTAAGCCGTGATTGCCATCTCAATCGCATCAAGCAAAGATGTGAGCATGGATTTCAAGAAGTTGTGGAAGGATTTGTCTTGCTCATTGAAGAAACTAGACAGTCCATCGCCCAGCGTAGAAATCATGTTAGCCATCATCTGCTGGCGTTCACCGATTTTCTGTTGCTGCTTCTTGTTCGAATCGTCTGCCAGCTGTACCTCTGTGTCGTGGAGTTGCTGCTGGAGCTGCTTCTGCGCTTCCGTGTTCTCTTGGGTCATTGCTAGCTTCTGCTCTAGGAAAGCCTTATACCGCTCCAACTTGGCTGCGTTGTCGTTCTCCTCATCGCTAGTGCCACCACCCAATATATTTGCATCCTTGCGTGCCTTCTCTGCGTTCTCGAACTCCTTGTTGAGTTCGTCCACAATTTCCTTCGCCTGGTTCTTCAAGTCCGCTTTTGCTTTTATCATGATGTCGAGAAGTTTTGCCTGCATTTCCTGCGCCTTTTCCGCTCCAATTTGCCCTGCCGCCACGTATGCGTCAATGCTTCGTGACACCATGTTCTTCTCCAGCTGTTCGAGGTCGTTGCTGTAGTCTCGCTCGTTGTCGTACATGCCTGCGAGGTATCGCTTCTTTGCGTCCATGACTTGCTCGTTGTACTTATACTGGATAAGCGCAATCGCTTCCTGCAATTCCTTTTCCTGCTTCTTCCTGCGCTCGGCTTCCTCCTTTGCCGCCTTGTCGGCTGCTGCCTTCTCCTTCTTGGTCTTAGGGGTAGTGCTGGCGATATTAGTGCCGTCCTTGAGCTTTGTATTGTCGGTTGTGGCGGTTGCCATGGATGGTGCATCTGCGCTGACTGGTATCTTGATGTTAGCATGGTTAAAAGTATTCTTCATGCCACCCACGATAGCATCAGCCATTCCGCTGCCGAATTTCTTCAAGTCTCCCCAAGCCTCCATCACGGTATTGCCAAGACCCGAAAAGATGGAGTTGAAGCCGTCTCGCATCTGCTTCACGTCAAAGGAGAAAAAGCCCTCAAACATCTGCAACAGTCCCCTCACTGGTCTTGCAACAAGCTTAATGGCATCTATGATGATGTTGAAGGCAAGCAAGGCAACCTGTCCGACAGACTTAAACGCAAAGCCTATCAACTGAATCAATCCTCTAAATGCCACGCTTTGGTTATAGAGGTTGATGATAGCCCTTAATAGTTTCGTTAGATGGTTGCTCACGAATGTTGCCGCCTGAGCCTTCATCATTTCGAAGCCGCCACCAGTAACGTCAAAGAGTGCACTTGCGGTATCCTTCAAACGCTTGTTGGCTTCCACCTGCTTTTCCTGAGCCTTGGCAACATCACTGGATTGTTCCTTGACCTTATCCATGTTCATCTCAATGTCTCCGAGGGTCTCGATGTACTTTAGACCTGCATCCTCGCCAGGACCTCCAAATATATCTGCGATGGCTTTTCCTACCTTGGCTGATGAAGCAGGGTACTCCTTCAGCTTGTTTCCGACCTCCTGCATGATGTCAAATGTGGTCTTGCTACCGTTTTGCAGTTCTTTCTGAACTTTCTCGCTTGATATACCTATGCCATCCAATGCGGCTGCTGTTGCGGTAGTCATCTCTCGAAGTCTAAGATTACCCTCCTTGATGGTGTCAAGACCCTTATCAGAGAATATTCCCTGCTTGGTGGCGTTGGTTGATATAGCCACGAATTGCTCAGCATTCAATCCAGCTTCCTTTAGGTACGTTGGGTATTCCTTCACGTTCTCTAGGAATTCATCACTAGCATTCGCACCAGCCACAAAGCCATCTTGCAAGAGCTTTAGCGATTCTGATACACTGATGCCAAACTGCTTGCTCATTACATTTGCGGATTGCAAGGTTTCGCCAAAATCAACAGAAAACGTCTCGCTGATTGCCAAGGCTTGATTTCTCACTGATTTCATTTCGTCACCGAAAAGCCCAGTGAACTGCATGGTCTTGCGTGTGGCTTCCTCTATGCCCTTGTTGTAGTCATAGAACCATTTGAAAGCCATTCCGACACCAGCCACACCTGCCATGGCGAGGAAATAAGGGTTGGTCAATAAGGAAAGAGCCGTATTTTTCAACGCACCAAACTTTACCTTTAGGTCTTCCACAGACTTTCCCATTTCCATAACCTTTCCGATTCCAGTATCATTAACAACATCAAAACCGAAAAACTCGGTATTTTGTAGGTCGTCAGCCGCCTTCATCATGGAATCGTAATAGCTGCCGACACTGCGCTGGAATCTTCCAGTAGCCTCCTCAGCCTCTTTCAGCTCCTCTATCAAGTCTTGGATATGCTCCTGCATCTCCTGACCCTTGGAACTATCACGCTCGGCACGGCTCATCTCATCGTAAGCCTTGGTGGCATTGGAAAGCTGGGCACGCAGCTGTTTCAAGCTGCCCTCCTGCTCGTTCTCTGTGCGCACGTTGTTCTGTATCTCCTTTTGCAGCGTGCGAACGTTGTAACGGTATTCCTTGATGGTTGCGTTGATGGCTTCCGTCTGCACCTTCATTTCGTTGGTCGTGATGGTCTTGTCTTTTTCCTGCTGCTGCAAGTCCTTGATGGATTGCTTTAGCTGGTCTATCTTCTCCTTGTATCTGATGATGCCATAGATTGCATCCTCGTACTTGACCTTGATGTCAAGAATCTGCTGTTTATCTTCACTTACCATAGTTCGTTCTTTTTAATTGTTCAACTCTATCATTGTAACCTCGCAATATCCGCTGTTTGTTGTCTTGATTTCCAGAACAGCAAAATACGCTCCGTACTGTGCAAGGTACACTGGCTTCGTTTCGTCAAAATCTAGTATATCCAAGTCCGACAGATTGAGCCGTTCCGTGATTACGTGCGCCCTTGCGATACTTGCTGCAAGCTGCTTGTACTTCGTATCGAATATGTTCTGAAGGTCAATATCAAATCGAAGTGCAGCTTGCTCCTTATCATCTCTTAGCGTCATTATCCGCTCCTTGCATCCCTTATACTCTCCACCATTCTTCATGCCGAAAGAATCAAGTGTTCTTATCGGTATGCGGTTGTCATCGCTGGCTGCAAAAGGTAGCGTCCATGCGTCCTGCTCATAGCCCAAAGTCTGGTTGTTGATTACGAGGTCTGCATCATAGTCCCCGGTTGTCTCTTCGTCTTCCTTCCACTTGTAGCGGTTGTGTTGCATAAAGTCTGAAACGGAATACTCGCTTTCCCGTGGTGCACCTTGGCGGTCATACGGAATGAGTTTTCCGCTCCAGTCGTAGGCGTTCGCCTTGTTTGCCCAAACTCTGGTAAACATGATAAACTGCACTTGCGTGCTGTTGGTCAGTTGCCTAGGGAACGAGCCAGTTATCAAAGCTAGAAACTTAATGAAGTTTGTTACCTCGATTTCAGGCAGGTTTATGCCGATAGGGAAACTTCCACCAATCGGAACGCTGTCCCCACTCTTGACGCTCGCAGTGATTTTGCCGCCATAAACGGAAGGCATGTTGACTGTGTTTATTCCGTGCATGATAGTCTCAAACGTCAGTACATCGTCCTTCTTTAGCGATATAGTGTTTGTCCCTGCCGAAAGCAAATAAAGATAGCCATCGATAGCATATCTGCGTAGTACGACCGGGTACTTAACCTGTCCATCCTCGTACTTCAAATCTCCGAACTCGTATTCCTGCGTGGATGCCTCACCTCCGGTGGTACTTGGTGTTGTTACGGTCATTTTCACGCCCATAGGCAACTGAATCTCCGCTGCGTCATCAAACTGATGTCTGACGTAGTATTGCACTTGCACATCAAAGGTCAGTTCGCAATCCTTCGTTATCGTCAGTTTCTGTACATCACTGCCAGTGCTTGGTGTGACTGACGTCAATGAGTTGTTGACGGAAAAGGAAAGTGCTCCCAGTCCGTCACGGCTCTTAACGTCTGCGGTCAGATTACCGATGATCGTCTTGTCGTCTGCCTTGTTGTTGATTATAGGCACAACGAGGTTGTTCAACATCTTCTTTGCTTCATCATCCTGCCAAACGAAAGATACGCCCGACTTCCTCGCTATCCTTGACAATAGCCAGTTTACGGTCACACATGGCTGCAAGAATTTTGGGGACGTTTTATATTCATCCACCGCCACATCATCGCCTACGAAATCCTCCTTATTATCGCCATCTATCATTTCGTGCATAGGTGTCAGCCCGGTAACTGATAGCGACAGAGTGCTGTAATATTCGGCAGGTGCATTCACTACGAGGTATGCAGCTCTAGCCTCTCCTCTGATGGTGTATACTTCCAGCGTCTCATCTTCTCCGCTCACGGATATAACCCGCATGTACTTATCCAGTACTGCATAGCTTCTATAATCGCCCTTTCCTTGCGCTTGCACATTTGCCGTTGATGATGGCAAGAAGGGGATGAGAGCACAAATCGTGTCCGATGCGTTCTCTATATTTCCACTGATGTACTTTCCGACCTCTGCGCCAGTTCTGATGCGTCCACGGCTAGCCGAGTATTGTGTCGTGGTATACTTATTCCTCTGCACCAGATTAATACCAAAGTTATCTTTGCTTTCAATTCGGTATGGGTTGTAATAAGCAAAGAATATTCCCTTGTTCACGGCTTCCTCCCTTGTGTTTGGTTTGTTGTACTTTTCAAAAAGCACTCTGTCTGTCACTCCCAGTTCGTTCAGTTTCATTCCGCTCTCAAGTAGCTTCGTGAACGCTGGCATTATACCCCAGTAAATTGAAACCTCAATGTTTTCCTCGATGCTCATCACGTTCAATCGTCCGTCCTTGATAATTTGCACACCTCCACGGAAATAACTGCACTGGTGGAAAATAAAAGGGTATCTGCTGCCGCTCTTCGGTCTGTCCGCTTGCTGCAATACTGAAAGGTTGTGCACCGTCCGTGGTAACTGGATGGTGTACGTGTAGTTTGAGGTCATTTTTGTGACGTCACGAAAAAGGTTGCTCTTGATGTCGAGCACCACATCGGTGTTCTCCGGCAAATCCATCAAAACACCGTCAATGTAAAGTTGCTGGTCTATCATAGTCTCTGAACGTTAATGTTGTTAATAATCATTTCGCACACGAAATCCTGCAAGCAAGCTGTGCTCTTCGTGTAGCTTCCTGCCTTGATTGTTACGCTCATCCACTGGTCTTCCTCTTGCGTCCAGTCTCCCCCTAGGTACATGTCAACGACTGGGCTGCTGGCTAGGTCTTGTAGCATGTCGAACGTATCACTGTCAACCAACGGAGCACAAAGTTTGATTGAATCCGTACGCTCGTATCCCTGCCTTCTTCCATTATCGCCATAGTAGCCGTATAGATAATCGGCTAAATTGTTGCGTATGAAACTCAGGTCGCTGGCTATCTCCCTCGTTTCCTCCCCAGCCGCAAAGAGCCAATAGCGGATGAATCCGTGCCGGTCAATCCAACGCAGATAGATACCACTCTCAGAATCGTCTCTGTCGATGCGTAACAATAGTGACTGCTTACCTCCGGTGGTTAATCTGAAAGTAATGTCGAAAGTATTGTCAAACGTTCCCTGCTGAATCTCTCCATCATAATCGTATATGTTCCAGTATTTTGCACCACTCGGCAATGTGTTTGCGTTGAAGTCCATCATACCGTAAGTCGGAATCTCCAGTAGCTTATTGGGTGCTCCCTCGTAACCGATTAGTAGTTTGGTGTTCAACTTTCTTAAGTATATGCCAAAGGAGAACGGATAATGAGTAAACCATGTAAGCCGTTTGTAGCCGTTCCACGTCTCCCCATACTTTGGTGCGCCCCAAACCATGTTCGTAGTGAAATCGATGCTCGCAAGCTGTACGTTTCCGGCATCGTATGCGTTGACCTCGATACCCATGAGAATGTTTAGAACGCTGGGGTCATAGCTTATTGTCCAATCATAGGCTGCATTGATACGTCCGTCAAAAAGAGCTTGCACGTATGTCTTGAAGTCTGTTATGCACTCACCGTTGAACGCCTCCACATTGTAGGCTCGTTCCTTGTTGTAACATCTGATTATTACCTCAATACACGAAAGGTTACTTCCACTTGCTTTGATAATGCAAGGCAAAAATGCAAAGTATACTTCATCGGGGTAGAAAAAAGAATATCCGTTGTTCACTGTCTGTCTCATACCGTCTCATTGTTTAGTTTGATACTTCCCACCGACTGGTGGATTAAGAAAATAAGTCGCTGCCCGAGCCGCTTCATCGTGTCGGGCACAACTTTGCTGTATACGTCAGCCCTGCCGCCAGTCCGGTGCAGTTTAGAACCCTTGTTGGCGATGGTGTGGGCGATGGCTCCTGCCATGCTCATGTCGCCACGCTCTTGTGGTGTATACTTGTGTGCCCGCTTGGTTTTGTAGGGGATAGGTCTGCCGTGCAGTCCCTTGTCCTTCATCCACTGCCGGATGATTCCAGCAAAGCCGTAGGGTATCTTGCCAGCCCTTCGTCCGGTCTCGAGAACCCCGAATGGCTTGTGTCCCCAGAGGATGGTTTCGTCCTCGCTGGGCTGCTCCACCTTTAGGCTCGCTATCGTTCGCCCTGATGCGTTCTGTCCGTTGATACGTATGTGGTTGATGATAAGCTGCCGTGCTCTCTCCACTTCCTCACGCATGATGAGCGATGCCGCCTTTGGGTCGAATTGAATGCCTCCCTTGCTCATACCTCACACCCTCCTATGCTCTGTGTCAGCTGAAGGGAGTACATTACGCCCGACACGATTGTGCTCAAACGCTCGATGATGGTCTCGTAGTACTGCTGCCCTTCCAATGGTTCGAACTGGTGCGACTGGTTGATGGCTCGTATCATCCTTGCCCCTGCCACCTTCATTCGGTCGATACACTCTCCGTTGTCTTCTCCTTCCGCTGCCCTCGGTACAGTGTCGAGATAAGCCAGGGCAACGTTCACGGTGTCGTATACCCTGCCGTTGCGTATCTCTGTCGTGCCGCTGGCTGGGATGATGCAGACGATTGCCGGATAGTTCAGTTTCTCCAGCTTGGTGTCCGCTGTGTCCCAGTCCTCGAAAAGGTAGGTGTAGTCTGGTAGCGTGTCTGCTGCCAACTGCTTTAATGTTTCTCTGATTGTTGCCATAATTATCTAGATTTACGTTTCATTTCTTCCGCTTGCAACTTCTGCAGGTTCCGCTCGTACACGCTTCTCTTGTTGTCCATTTCCATGCACTTGTAGATGCGAAGCCATGGTGTTTTCAGAACTTGGTCGTGGTCGCTGATGCCCATCCTTACCGCGTACCAGTCCAACATGCCGAACAAACCAAAGCGCAGGGTATCTATGCCTGCTTCCTTCTCCAGTCTTGTTGGCTTCGCTGTGTCGGTGCTCTCGAAGAGTTTATTGATGCGCTCCACCTCTGATGTTACCCAGCCGATGAGCATAACGACATCAACCGCCCTAGCCTGCTCCACTTCCTTGTGGCTCAGACCGAGGACGGTTGTCACTATCTGATACAGACTTTCTTCGCTGTCTGATAGCTGGGAAAGGTCTATCAGCTGCCCGATGGATAGCTGGTTGAGATTGTCGGGCACTTGCTTTCCTCCAACGAAAGCTGGTCGTGGCTGCTTGCCGATTTTATAGCTGGTGTGCCTAGCAACTGCCAGCCAGTACTTGAATGTAGTGTTATTATCCATACGCTTTATAATTTTGTCGTTATCTTTGTCTCAATACGTGCGCCCTAGCCGTTCCATGGCTCGCTACGGATAACTTCTTTAAGACTACGTATCGTATTGCGTCTATGCCGTGGTTAAATGCGTCTATAGGCTGGTTCGTTGTCTCTCCATCCCTTGACTTCTTCCACTTGTATTGCTGCATGTTCCCGATGATGCCGTGGCTGCGTCTTGTTATATTGATGCGAAAACGCTTCAAGATGTCGATGCCGTTGTTGATACTGTCCTTGCCTTTAGTGCTGCCGATTATCCACAGCCCTCGGTTGTGTATCTCCTGAATGCTCTTAGGCTCTGCCGAATCCGCAATGATAAGGTCTCGTTTCGTCCGTCCTTGTTCCTTGCATCGGTCTGCGATGTCATCGTTCGTCATTCCAGGCTGGTAGATTTCTTCGTCCACCCATAACTCTCCGTGCGCCAATATAACGTGCTCCAGCGCAGTTGGGTCGTTGGTGTATCCGAAGTCCATACCCCTGCATTCCATCTTCCACTCCTCACGCGGTGGCAGCTTGTCAACGATGCCCCAGTTAGTGAAGATAAGCCCGGTTATCTTTCCGGTCAATCCTCTAGCATAAACTCGCCACAGTTCGGGGTCGTCAATCTCTTCAATTTTCTTGTGTTCCTGCTCCGTGAGAAATCTGTTGTTTCGGTGGTCGCTCAGGATCAGTCGACAGTCATCCCTTCCGATGATGTTGTTGTGCACCCAGAAGCGTGCGCTTGGGTTGTAGTCGATGAACACCTGCTTTCGGGTTCGGATGGCAAGCTGCCAGAACACTTCGTAGGGCACACCGTTCGCCTCGTTAACGAACAGATAGTCTCGCTTACCGTTCTTGGCATCCTGCGCATCTTGATAACTCTTGAACTCGATGATTGAGCCGTTCTTCCCTCGGTAGCTGCTGTCGCTCTTGTTGTTCTTGAACCAGTCCAGCAACTCTGCCCTTGTGTGCAGGATAGTGTCGAGGTCTCGCATGGCTCCCACCTTTAGGTTCGGAAGGTCTTGACCGCACACTGTGATAATTACCCTTGGATGCTCAAAAGAAAGCACTATAAGACGCTGCATGATGGTGTATGTCTTCCCCGAGGACGTGCCTCCTTGGTTTACGAGAAACCTTGGCTTCACGTCCGCATTCGGATCATAGAGTTCACCAATAACGTCAAATAGTGCCATTCTTTCAAACAATAAAAACTTAAAACAAAATTATGGTTAAATTATTCTTTATCCAATCCTTCACGCTCGATTACTTCCTGCTCGCTGGATGCGCAAGAATGTCCCGAGTTGATGTAGCGTACCTCGATGCCGCCTTGGAAGCCTGCGTTCAGGTCGAGCACGACCTTATCCAGTCCGAGCAGCTTACAAATCTGCGTCTCTGCCTTGATGATGATGTCGAGGTAGCGTGGTTCTCCGAATCCTCGCTTCTCGGCATCGTACATTATCGCCTTGACGGTCTCGATTGAAATCTGCTTTCCTCGCTCATCAAATAAAGGCTGTCCATGCTGGGTTGATTTCTGCAAGTGGTAGTCTTCCTTCGACTTCTCCCAGGCTTCCCAGGCTTCACGTATTACCAGCTTCAACCTTGCCACCTCGCTTGTTATCTTTTCGTCCGTGTCGGTCAGTCTCTCTTCCCTCCACTCCTTCAATAACCGCTGAATGTCGCAGTGCGCTTGATTGTATTTCGGTCTGTCGAGCCGCTTGCGAACCTCCGCAGTGATTTCTCGCTCCGTCCAACCTCGGCGGTACAGAGGAGCAATGATGTCTAGGCGGTTCTGTATGTCGATGCGCTGCAACCGCAACTTCTCGTTATTACCTTTTGGCATAGTTAAAATTTCTTTGTTTTTTATTTAAAATATTCTTGAAAAAAGTTGCATATTTCAAATAAATTTCGTATCTTTGCAAACGTAATAAGGGAAGAGTCCTTATCTACTGAAACCCTCCGAGGATGAGGGAAAGTAAAATGAAATCCCAAAGTCTTATGAACGTACTGAAAATTTCATTGAAGATTTGGAAAATAGAAATCTTATCATTTACGATTAGATTATTCTAAGCTCCAAGGGGTGGTGCTCGAACCACCACCCCACTTTGGGATTTCGTTTGCAAATTTACGAATTATTTTTCATACAACCAAATTTTTAACGTTATGAGTGAATTAAACGAATCATCAAACAAATCTTGGGGTGGAGCACGCAAAGGCTCTGGACGAAAGAAAAAGTGCGCCAAGCGACTTTATTTCTCAGCCTCCCAGGAAGTATTAGATGCACTGGCAACCATCGAGGGCAACCAAAGCGACTTCATTTGTGATTGCATACTTAAAGCCACTGGCAGGGGTTAACCCTGCCTGCTGGCTCGTATAGCATTCTCTAATTGCAACCTCAATTCATTGTTATTTTTAAATTCACCAACAAAGTACGAAGAGCGCATTATACCTTTCTTTTTCACTCCACGCATAGTTTTGCAAAGATGCTCACCTTCCATAACGATAGCGATGCCAAGAGGAGGATTTTCTTTACCTAGGGCATCCGAAAGCATATCAACGATGTTTCGCCCCAATCGCTCTTGTATCTGCAATCTAGCAGCGCAATAATCAACGACACGACCAATCTTAGATATACCTAGTATCTTACCATTCGGGTTTGGAATGTAAGCAAACCAATATTTACCAAAGAATGGCATCATGTGGTGCTCGCACATAGAATAGAAAGTACCTTCATCTATAACCATACTATCATACACAATACCATCAACTCCATTTTGGAATGTGGTAATCTTCGGTTTCTGTGCAGGGTCATAACCTCGGTAAATCTCCCCGAACATTCTCGCAACACGCTCGGGAGTCCCCTTTAATCCCTCACGCTCCGAATTATCGCCAATCAACTGCAATAAAGCCTTGATGTGCTTTTGAATTTCTTCTTTTCTGTTCATTATCTCACCTCCAGTATTTTTTGAAGTTGCACACTAATCTTCCATCTTGGATTTTCCTTAACGTAACAAATCAAACTATTTACAATATAGCGATTTTCATTTTCTGCTCCAGTATCGCAAGGTTGCAAATAGTAGTAATCTGCCTTAATACCGAAATCTGTAACCTCATTCTCGCCAGTATATACTAGCTTTAACTCATTGCATTGCTTTATTGCCAATTCACCATTTTTCACGAATTGGCATTTAGGCGAACATGTTACCCAGTCTACACCAGCAGGAACCTCATTTGTTCCATTAGTCTCCATCGCAACAAAATACCCTTTGTTATGAAGCAACTCCAGCAGCTTAGAATTAACCTGCAGCGTTGGCTCGCCACCAGTCAATACAACAAATTTGCAAGAAGATGATTGTTTCATCACCTCCAATACAATTTCATATTCGTCCATTTCTGTATACTTTTTGAAATCGGTGTCACAGAATGGGCATTTGAGGTTACAACCACTGAAACGCACAAAGATAGCTGAATTACCTGCGTATGTTCCTTCACCTTGAATGGAATAAAAAATCTCGTTTACCTTCATATCTTAGTCCTCCTCATAGATTGCGATATTACCATCACTCTCTTGCACTTCTGCCTTATAGCACTCTGGGATTTGGTCTGTTATCCACTTAGCGATATTCTCCGCAGTAGGGTTGAAAGTAAGCAACTCGTTGAGATTACCGTGATCGAGATAGCCGTGAATCTTCTGCTTGATGTGCTTGAAGTCCACGACCATTCCATCTTTGTTCAGCTTTGCAGCCTTACAATATACAGTGATGTGCCAGTTGTGACCGTGAAGGTTTGCGCACTTACTTTCATACGAAAGCTTTAATTTGTGGCAAGCTGCCACCTCTATTTTCTTAGATACGTAATACATAAGCTATTTATTTTTATAATCTTGACATCCACAAGTTTTCTCATAAGTATGTTTCAACTTATCTACTTGAAGAAGCAAGAAGTTCGTATTATATTCTTTCTTGTTGTATTCTTGCACTCTTAGATATACATCTTCCCCATAATGCTGCTTTATCTTCTTGGTATTGATTGAGGAAATATGCTTTCCTTCAATATATCCGTACCTTTTCCCGATGGTCCAAGTAGTAGAATCAGCACTTGTGCAGAACCTGCATTGTCGAAGCAATTTCAATTCAGTGCAACCAAGGAGATGAATATCTATCGATGGTTTCTTTCTTTTGATGTAAGCCGCCAGTGCTGGAACTTGACTAACCTTTCCAGCTATTCTTAACTCCGGAACACTGATTGCGATATAGTCGCTAAATTCAATTAACCGATCAAGTCCTTTTGCCCCATCCTCTAGATGAAAGACATTGATGATTCTATTGTTAGGGCAATCATTACGAAGACGCTCACGGAACTCCCAAGCCTTAGAAGGGTTCAGTACCTTTTGGCAGTCCACCTCAACCATCGTAACACCTTGCGTATATTCATTGGTATATCTAACCAAACCATCATACCACTTATTGATAAGAGTCTCGTCTTTCTTGCCTTGCTGGCTACCAAACATCAACGTGAAAAGTCCGCTATCTTGTATAACGTGCTTCATATTATCCATGATGTATTTCGGAATCTCCTTATATGGGTTTTCCTTCTGCCACTTGAGTGGCATTATAGGAGATACCCCCCCACCAAACACGAGACGTTCAACGAATGGATAAGCGGTGTATAGACCGTAATTTACTCCCAACTCTTTTAATGCCAGGAATTGGTTTTGCACTTCGCAGGCTGCGAAGTGCACCTTAATATTACTCGGTAATCGTAGCTCCTCCATATCCGTCCTCCAAAACTTGCACCCTACTTGCATGAAAGTGCGTTAGTAACTCTTCGGCTATATCCTCGCAGGACATATCACCGAACTTGCAAGGCTCTCCATACTTATCCAAAAGATAAGTTTTAATCTCATTTTGCTGCTGATTAATTTCCAGTTGTCTATTGTTATGCTCCACCCTAAATGAAGCCCTAATAACAAAAACGTGACGATGTTTCGCCGCTAGATATAGGCAGAACTGGGGAGCGGTTGGATAGCGATGAAAGCCAACAATCTCATTATATGTGTTTACAAACCTATTCATATACCTTTACTCCTTCGTAATCCTTCAGTAATTCACGAACAGAATCGATGATTTCCTGCTTACTATCATCCATCTCTGACGGAATTTCTATAGTTATTTTACTTAAATTCTCGTTCTGAGCGGTTTTCTCTTCGTTTCCGATAGATTTATCATCTTCATCAAAAAAACCGCTTATATCGTAGTTATTGAAAGATTCCACACCCCAGTCTTTGAGAAGGTCGGTATTCCACTGGTTCGCCAGTGCATTGGTGTCCCAGTCTCCGAAGCCAGCATTATCCTTTATGATGAATTCTTTCTTCTGTCCTTCCGTGAGGTCTGATGCCTTAACGATAGTTGCAGTTGGCTGCTCCTTCCACTGGCTCCAGTAGTTGGCGATTGCCAGCTTCTCTGCATCGGTCAGTCGCTGGTCTGTGTCGAGAACGTCCATGATGGCTTCGGGTGTCATACTCACGATGTGGCAGAGTGCCCTCGTTCTCATATTGCCACCCAGTGCCTTGTAGGTTTCGTCTACGACTATAGGGCGAAGCTGGAGCATCTTAGGAAATACAAGAATGCTCTTTACCAGCTTTTGGAAATTCGCCTCAGTTATGGTTCTAGGGTTCGCTTCGTTCTCGCTGACCCTCGATAGTGCGATTTCTTCTGTTTTCATTTTCTTCTTGTTTTAAGTTCGAAATTTGTGCTTATCTAACAAACACTGGCGCAAAGATACGACTTTTTTGCTTTAGTTGTTTGTTCTTTGCACACTTTTAACTTTTTCCAACACTTCGTTTTTGTATTATCCATCAAAGGCTCTGATGGTCTTCTGCAGGGTTGTCTGCGGTTTCTGCGGCATCACTCTGACCGGGTATCCTGCACAGACCCATGCGAGGAGAAGTGCGTCTCTCTGGTCTTGGTTCATTCTCGGCAATTTCTCTCCTGCGCTTACAAAATAAGCAAGTTCGTCTTGGGTTATTTTTCCGTCTTTACCCTTCCAGCACTTCTTTAGTGGCTTGACGATTTCGCAGGGGATATTGTAGTGTTTGCAGCACTCGACAATCAAGATTCCGGTCTGATGGTTCATTCCGGTAGAACGTCCGATTGCTGCTGCCTTGACTGCTGTCATGAATTTACTTAGCACATGCCAGTTGCTCTTGTTGAGCCAGCCGCCTTCAATAACGACCTTAACCTTTTTGCGACTCTCGTTCATAGCCTTGAGGTAATCTATCAATGAAGGAAAATTCATTTTGTAGGCGAGAAACTTCTTGTCGTCAAAGACTGCTCCAACTCCGCTTTCCTGATTATCGGGGTCGATTCCGATTATAACTGTTCCTTTTTCCATTTCATTTTTTCTTTAAAGTACTTATTTTGTTCAAATTTCGCGTATAAGCGTTTATTTTGTTTTGCTGGTGTCGTTCTGTCAAACACCCTTTACGTGCGCATATACGTGCACACATGCGTTATTATCCCTATCTTTCCCCTACCCCTTTCTTTCCCTTCTTTTGGGTTGCGATAGAGAAAGCTGGCAGGGATTCCGGAAGTTGTGCCTGCGCTTGCAAAATAAATGAATAACAAAATGTATATGTTGCAGGGTTCTTCCTTCTTCCACCGCCAGCCGAATGAATAAAAGCATAATTTCTAACGATTTCTTTTTCTTACTTCTTCATGTACCACCTCGCTTTCTTTGTTTGTTGTCAGACTTCGGGAGATGCGTTTCCGGCTCTCATATCGTAATTTCAAGATGTTATAAGTTTATTTGTTTTGATATGGAGCCATCCCCTTCTGCCCTCGCTGGTTAATAACTCTATTATTGAACTCACGACCGATTATTCTTTTTGTTCTCGAGCAGCCATGCCAGATGCGCTGCCTGCTGCGGATTCTTGAACATGGAAAGAGCCTTCTCTACGTCCGGCTTCTTCCTCTCACGCATCGCTCTGTCGGCTACCCGGTTCTTCGTACCGTAGTTACGGTAGTGCTTACTCCAGTACTCCTTTTGATACGCCCGGTATTTTTCCCGGTTTCTCTTTCGCCATTCCTTCGTGGCTCTGAGGATCTGTTCCCGGTGTTCCTGGTAGTACGTTCTGTTCTTCTCCCTTGTTACGAAGTCGCTCATTGCATTCAAGTATTACCCGATGTTCTACATATTGCTTGCGTGCCGGGCAGTATATCCCATTTATGCAGTTTCGCCCGGCATCGCAAGCCTTGCATAATTCACTCGCCATTACGTCCTAGAATGGTAAGTCTACGAAGTCGTAGTCAGTGAAGGCAAAATTCTCGTGACCCTCGTATGGTATGCATTGAGTGAAGTCTGCTGCCTTTCCGCTATGTAAAGGCAAGACGTTGTATCTAGACGCAAAATCCTCTCCGCGGTCTCGGGTAAAGAACGCTGGGAGCCAATTGAATCCTTTTCCGCACCTTACCAGCACCTTGTCGAAGGTCTTGAAGGCTGGCTGCTCCTTCGCTTCCTTCTCTTTCTTCCAGATGGCATAATGCTTGTTGAACAGTTCTACTTCGAGCTCTGTCGCTTCTCGAAGTTCCTTGTTAACGCTGATACGCAGGTCGAAGGCTTGGTCGGTCACGAACTTCTCGGTCTCGATTTCGTACTGGTTGCCGAATGTCAGCGTATCTTCGCTTTCGTTCTTGGCAATGAGCTCTCCGATGATTGCCAACTCTCCGTCCTCGTCTTCCTCTCTGAAAACATAGAGTTTGCCGACTTCAAACGTAAGTTTCGCTGGCTTCTCAATTTCCAGGGTTTCCCGGTTCAGCTTTCCACCAAAACGCTCTTCGATTTTTGTTACATAAATTTCAGAATCTGCACGGTTCAATTTATGGAAGGTACTTGTAGAAAGATTACCTTCATTCTGATACCATTTGTCTTCATAACAATCATGCGCAAACTTTCCCTTAAAAGCTCGGTAAGTGTTGTTCTCAAAACCATCAAAGATTGTATAGTACGGCTTCTTTCCTTCGTAACAAATAAGCACGTCTCCCTTCTTGAAGAACTTGCTCCAGTCTCTCATTTCTTTCGAAGGGAAGAGCAGAGGTTCTCCTTCTTTATCGATTTTTCCGTTCTTGTCGAAAAAGTGTTCTCTTCCAGCTTCGTCCTCAGTCCAGATTGCTTTCGCACTGTCCTTGTCGTTTGCCATTCCACTGTGCCACACCCTTCCGCATATTGGCGTGTACAACTCTGTACCATACTCTTCATCTTTGAGTATCTCGTAAATATCAATATCTTTCTGTTCCATTGTCTGAATGTTTTTTATTGTTTACAACTTCACTCGTCCGAGTTTCTTATAAAGTTCCACCAGTTCCTGAGTATCGAGCCAGAAGTCGGTGTTACCAACGAATACGTGATGTCGGTGTTCATCTGTGATGATTTCTATCTTTTTCATTTCTTTTCCGCTATTTAAAAAGTTCCTGCTGTGGATGGATGATGTCTGCCCTCTTCTTCTTAGCTGCCCAAAGAAGGAGGTTGTTGTTCTTGGTTTCAGCATTCTTCTCGAGGTCTCTGATGATGCAGGTCAAAGCATCGTGCTCCGCTTCTTTCTCGTTACCGTAGAAAATGCTGAGAGTGTCATATCTACTCGGGTAGGCTACCGGGCTGTCGTACCCGTGCTTTCCCTTCTGAATGCTGTAGCCCCATATCCAGCCGAACTGGGTGTTGGCGGTCATTACCTTCCATCCCCAGTTGTCTGCACCCTCTGCGGCATACTCGATTACGTGCGGATTGATGCACTCATCCTTGATATTGAACTTGAAGCCTTCATGCTCTGCGACCGGCTTCTTGATGTCGTAGCTGTTATCGGTCAGCCATTTGCACCAATCGTTCGATGTCTTGAATACGAGCCCTGCGGCTCTGCATTCGTGGAAAAATAATTCATTCATGGCTTTCAACTTTACGAAGTGTACGTCCTTGCGGTCTTCCCTTTCGGTGTTCAGACAAGCAAGATTACTGCACGTAATGCCTTCTCTCTTACAGTTCAAGATGCACTCGTTGCAGTTATATCCAGATAGACCTATATCCTCAACAACCTTGCAATTTACACCTTCAATGCTAATTGTCGCCCCTACTGGGTAATCTGTATTAAAGCATTCGTTGTTTACAATACATACTTCTTTTACCATAATTCTTTCGTTTTAAGCGTTTAAAATCTGTTTGCCTTATAATTTACCGCCCGAAGCGTAAAAACGGCTCAGAGCGGCTGATTTTGCCCTCATTTGTTATTTTTCGGGCTTCCAGTCGATGCCCAGCCGCTGCAGAACTCCCTTCTCGTAGTATCTTGTCAGCGAATCCTTGGCAGGCTTGTTGTTCGGGTTCTTCTTCAAGTCTGCAAGGTTCTGCTGGATTACCCATCTGAACTTGCTGTCTTGGCTCTGCTGGCTCGCTGGCTGCTGGTGCTTGGCTTGCTCGTAGAGTTCCCCGATGCTCGGTCTTGCCGTTGCCGCAGGATCCTGCGCCTTGACTGCTGCCGATTGCGGCTGCTGGCTTGTGGCTGGCTTGGTGTTGTCGTAGTTGCCCTCCAGCACCTTCGGGAAATACTTCCTTGTCATTACCCAGTCGTACGATGCCCAGGAATGCCCTGCGTTCAGATAGTCGCTAGCCATAGCCTTGTCGATTGCCAGGTAAATCTTGGAAATATCTCCCTTGCAGTCCTTGAGCCTTCCTCTGATTGCCTCCTTGCGGTTTTCCGTCATCAGCGTCAGCCTTCGCATTGCGCTGTTGGTCTTGTCGTGCTGCTCGTTCCAGTAGTCCTTGATGGCTGCGTAGTCGATTTCGCCTTTCTTGGATTTCTTCTTCTCAGAACTTTTTTGCGGTTCTTCTGCAGCGCAAACGTTTTTCTCGGAAAAACTTTGCATAGAAGCTTCTTTAGAAGGTTCTAATATATTTGTTTCTTTAGAAACATCATTAACATCTACATTATCATAAACATTATCATTTACATATACATTATCATTATCATATAAGGTTTTTGAAAAAACCTCTTGGTTTTGTTTGGTTATTTCTGAAACCTCTTGGTTTTTATCTAAACCAATTGGTTTTTGTTTATCCTCTTGGTTTTTTCTTGGTCTGCCACCCTTTTTGCCATTGGCTCGCCATCGTTCTACCTTCTCTTCGTACTTGGCTTTATTCCGTTTCATATCGTCAACGATAAAACCGAAAGCCATACGCACGACTGGTTCGAGACTGATAGTCTCCCCATCCCTTGCGTAGAGAAATATCGCTCTCGTCAGTTGCCCGAGTTGTTCATCGCTCAGCCCCTCGATAAGAGCGTAGTATGATGTGTATAAGATGAATGAATCGTTCATGATGCTTTATTCTGATAATGATAATTTCTTTTCCAGCTTCCGTTTGAGCACGGTAGCCATACGGATTTTGTTCCGCTGGCTTGTGCCGGTCGGTGCTGTCACTTCCCCACCTAGGGAAATATAATTCTCCAGTTGGGAAATTATATTCCTTAGGTCGGTTTTTGATATAGGAACGCTAGCCATAAGCCCTGCCTTTACTTAATGAGCAATCTTCGTGCTCCCTGCACTTGCTTAATGTAGGCAGCGCATTCCTCAGGATGGTCTGTCTGAAAAGCCTTGGCATCGAACTTCTCGCTTGCCTTCGGTGCTTTCCACGTTGCCAGCGTCTTGCCGTTTCCGTCCACGATGCTCTCTGCGTCCCCGAAGAACAGCTTCAAGTTGTCCTCGATCTCCTTCTGTCGGTTCTCGAGTGTCTTGCTCTTCTCCTTGATTTCCTTCAACTCGATGAGCATGTCCCCGATTTCGGCTGTGGCTTCAATCTCCTTTCCTGCCTTGTGCAGTGGAGACTTCAGGAGAACGTCTTGTGCGCTGTACGCAGGTGGCTCTTGGTTGCCCACGATGTAGTCAAGCCAGAACTTGGTTATCTCGTCACGCATCCATCCGAAGAATTCGGGGTCGAAGTCGATGTCACGGTAGCCGAACTCCCTGCCTGCTGTCAGCCAGGCAAGTGCTCCATCCTTGTATTCGCCCACTCCGAGGTTCATCTGAAGCTGGCAGAACCAATGCTTCGGAAGGTCGTCTGCATCTATCTGCATCTGCGTGGTCTTGCATTCTAGGATGCTCTTGCTCGCTTCGTTGTGTGTTGCTCCGGTTCTCCAGAAGGTGCGGTCAGGAGATACTCTCAGATAAGGAGTATCGGTGTTCGTGATGGTGTAGTCGTCCGTGCTCGCCTTGATGATGTGGCAGTGGCTCTCTCGCTTGAAGAACTGTGCCACGGCATCCTCCAGCAGATGTCCTGCGACCATCGCAAAGTTCTCAACCTTTGGTGGGTCGATACCCTTCTTGCGTCTCCACAACTGGTATGGTGTTTCCCATGGGTTCAGTCCCAGTACTGTGCCTGCCTCTGATGCACCTATTCCCTTCGAGCGGTTCTGCAACCACTCCTCTCTGCTTTTATATTTGATTATCTGTTTCATTGTCTGAATGTTTATAAAAAGTTGCCACGGCTTCCCTTTGTCTCGATGGGAACCCACCCCATAGGTTGCACCGTGGCGGTTCGGGCTTATCATTATAGTAAAATGGCTATTTCTTCGCTGCTGTGCCAGTCTTTCCTTGGCTGCGGCTCATTGCCTTCTCTGCCTTCTGCTGTGCGCTCTCGGCTGCTGCCTGCGCCTGCTGTGCGATGGCTTCCTGCTTCTTTGGTTTCTTGAAGGTCTCCTCTACGGTGGTCGTGCCTTCCTTGATGGCGTTGTACACACCGCCCAGCTTCTGAATGTCCTCTGCCGTGACTTCCTCGGCTGATTTCTTCCCGATGTAGTCAAGCAGCATAAGGTCTGTTACCTGGTACACTTGGAAGCAGGCTACGCAGTTCTTCCACTGGCTCTGTACGCCAGTTTGCTTGATGTGCTCCAGTGCCTTTGCCTGCACTTCCTTCACCACGCTTGCAATCAATACCTGCGGCACGACCTTGCAGATTGCGTTACGCTGGGCGATTGCCACAGCTGCATTGCCAACTACAACCTGCATATCCTGCGAGAAGGTGTAGCCCTTCGATGTCAGAATGCTGCGCTTCACTTCTACAGAGTAAGCCACGTTGCTCTCGAGGTCGTGGCAGACGCCCTGCGCTGTAATGGTCTTGCCATCGTTTGCGATGATGCGACCCGCGATGCGCAGGTTCTTCCAGCAGGCAGATATAATCTCAGTGAATCTCACGCTCGGACCCTCGATAATAGAAACCTGTCCGTCCTTGCCCTTGCGTTCGAGGTGATAGAAGCAGTTGTATGCCACATCATCGTCCATCGCTGCCAGTGCTACCATATTCTGCTTGCACTGTGCAATGTCTCTCGGGAACTTGTGCGCTGTAGCAATCTGTCCGTCAATCTCCGAGCGGTTGATAGCTTCCAGCATTTCGCCACCGCTTACTTGAATAATTTCATTTTCCATAATTCGTTCTTTTTAATTGTTCAACATAATCTTTTAATTAACTCTAGTGGAAGGCTGGGGATTCGAACCCCAGTTGACTGCCAAAACTTACCCCACCCTTACCTGCTGCCGATGGATGTCCTTCCTTTGTAGGGCGCACGCTGTCGTTTCCGCATATTGCATGGTAAAAACAACTAATTAGATAACCTTGAAAGATGAGTTTTGCGTGCGCCCTTTGCCCTGCCGCTGCAGGGGTTTCAGCATATAAACTAAGCAAAAACTTATGTGGTCAAACCAGTTGATCCATAAGGCTGTCGAGCCTGCTTTCCTCGAAGGCGTCCATCGGGTCTTGGTCTGCGTATTGGCTGTTCTCCTCCAGCCAGTCGTCCATCACGTCTTGATAGTTAACACAGCCCTCGATAGCTTCCTCCAGCCGCTCGCTTTCGTTGTTGCTGTTCTTGTGCGTCACGACCGCAATGTTCCCGGTTCTGTCGCACCATACACAGATGCCGCCTGCCTTGGTCTTAATATCTACCCTTGCAACCGCTGGTCGCTGTGGATCACGGTCTAACTCCAGCCAGATGGCATCGTACATTGCCTCTTCGCATTGTTTGATAATTCTTGGTTCCATAGGCTCTTACCGTCTGATTAAATAGTTAAAGAATGTCAGACGTGCGTCCGCAAGCGTCTGCTTGTTGAACTCGCTCATCGGGAGCACCGGAACTCCGTCTAGTGAAAGACAAAGCATATTGTCGAACTCCCTTACCTGAATGCGTCTTTCCGCTTCCTTCATGGTTGCCAGTCGCTTGTTGTCCTTTCGCTCCTACTCCCACTTTGCGGTAAGCTGCTTCGCTTTTTCGTAGGCATTCATCATAGGGCAATCCTCCAGACTTTTTTAATCTCGCTGCCCTCGAAAACCTTGCGGTTGTCGATTCTGCGGAACTTGACCTTAATCTTACCAGCCTGCAACCATCTGCGCAGGGTGTTGCGATGGATGCCCAGTACCTTGCAGGTTTCTGTCATGGTGTATCTGCCTGCATCCGCTACCTTTGGTTCTTCGTTCGTCATATTATGCCCTCCAAAAGATTAAAGTTACTAACATGATGGCAATAACCAGGGATAATACTTCGTCACTTGTGATAATCTCGATAAACTTCTTCATACGCTCTGAATGTTTAAATTGGTTCTACTTGATTATTTGCGCACGGCTGCACGTCTCTTCTTTGGTGTTATCAATCCAGCCTTAATGAGGATAACACGCACGTTCTGCTGGGTGCAACCAACACGCTGTGATACTGCGAGCATTATTCTGCTGTCTGAGGTCTCGGCAGGTGCTTTTGCTCGGAAATCTGCAAACATCGCTATGATGTTCTTCTTTCTTTCGTCCTGCTGCTTCTGCAACGGTGTCCGAAAATCATAATTAAAATTTTCTCCCATTTTATTTGTATTTTAAATTATTTTCTTTATCTTTGCAAATGAGTTTTTAAACTCGCTTTGTAATTCGGTTGCAAAAATACAAAAAGAAAATTGAAAAACAATTGTTTTGCAGTTGTTTTTAGTAAGTTTTTAATTAATTTTAAATTGATTTACAATTATGAGCGGTGAAGAATTAAAGAAGTATATTAAGCGTTCGGGCTTGACAATGAGCGATGTAGCTAGAGAACTGGGTACTACACCACAGAATGTGCAGGCTCGTCTTGGACGCAAAACTATAAAAATTGATTTTATCCAAAAGATAAAGGAAATCATCGACAGATGTGCCCCTCCCCTCCCTGCTGAGATGGAAGAGGCTGTTATCGGTTCAAACGTCAATGGCTCGAACAGTTCAAACGTTTCTCAGTCAATAGGTAGTGATGCTGCCTTGGCTGCTGAAAACAAGCTGCTGCGAGAACAGAATGAGTTCTTGCAAAGTCAAGTAAAAACGCTGCTTGCCATTGTCGGGCAGAAATAATTTAGTAACTTTGCAAAATGAAAAAGTATGGTTAGTAAGTTAATTAAAGAGCACGACCGCAGGACGCTGCTTGCAACGTATCTGTACGGTGTCTCCAATCTGTTTATAAGCGGAACGGGCATTGGTGGGTTCTCACCATTGATTACTGGCGATGAGATAGGATTGTATAATATCCTTTTTATTGCCTTCGGTGTCATAGCGTCATTCGCCTTCGCTTATTTCGCTAATAATGTAATGAAGTATAATAATTCAAATGTTTAGATTATGGAACTAGCAACTTTATTTATGTTCATAGGTGCGGTTATCGGCACCAGTCTCGTAATTTGGTCTAAGACTAAATCGGGTCAGAAATGGCTGCGTGAACTTTAGTTCTCGCTCCAGGTACAATATCAACTAAAATTCTAAGTAACGATGAAAGATAAGGATTTCATAGAGCGGAAGGAGAAGGTTCTTCTTGCCGCTCTCGGTAAAAGCTGGCTATGGAAAGCCAGCAGGTTGATAATAGGCATTATCCCTCCAGTGGGTGCGTTTGTGATGCTGGTGCACTGCACCCTGCTCTCGTTCGGCATTCGGGTAAAACTCACGGAGTGGATATTCGACTGCTCGCTCTTCGGCTTCATCGCCTGGATCATCGTCAGCCTTGCCTATGGCTTCTGCTGGGTTCATCGAGCGTTCTCTACCTACAGAGTGCTGATTTCTTTCTGCATCGACTTCCAGCGTTCTTTCGGGTTCGGGGTTTTTCGCCAGCCTATGCACCTGCTGATGGTCGCCCTAGGGCTGCTTCTCTTCTTCATCTTCATCAAGAAAAAGGCTTGGAATGAGTTCTACGAAAGAAATATTAATCATTTAAACGAAAAGTAATATGAAAAAGATAATAATGTTATTCGTGCTTGCGCTTGCGTGCGTGGGTGTGCGTTCGCAAACACTTTTATCTAGGAGTTATGACGTTTCTCCAGTTATTAGCTACACCGTTTTTGAGCCGCAAAAAGACACGGTGTATTACTGGCAGATAAACAATGTTAATTCAGCCAAGATGATTGAATCTTTCTATCTTAGGTTTCGTGGAAGAAACGAACTGCAAAGAACGCTCAAATTTCTTGTCTCACTTGAAGGTGAAGAAAAGGGTAGGACTTACAGGCTTGACGACACGATTGACGGAAACGAGGTAACAACTGGAAAGGTAGAAGGTTTCCTCTTTATCCCATCCGCAGAAGGTGTTACCATCGAAAACAAAAAAGGGTTTCTTCCATCCTCATCATTCTATACCTACAAAAGTCTAGCTGATGTTACCAAAGGTGGCTTTGATGAAATTAAAAGAAAGAAACAACCTCGGCAATTCTTGTTTGAATGAAGTATCTTAGCGTTCTTCTCGCCTACGAGAAATACCTGCCAGTGCTCACCCCTTCCGAGGTGGATGGGCTGCTGACTTCTCGTCCATCGCTATCTCAGTTGCAGGACTGGTCGCAAAGATTGAATAATCATCGGGCAAGGCTGGAAAGCGTTTTCAGTCGAGCCTACAAAAAGATAAGATAAATATGGAAGATAAAAATCTGATGTCCGCTGATGTGGATATAGTAGTTCGTTTCTTCTCTGCCATCGACCGCCTGAAGGCTGATGGTTGCATTGGCGGTCTGAAGACAATAACCGACCGGTATGGTATCAACCGCTGGAACATCATGTCCCTGCGTGAAAAGCCTACCGAGTACTACGGTCGCTTTCGTCCGTCTTGGGTTCAGTTCCTAGTCCGTGACTACCACATCAACCCATACTGGCTGCTCCTTGGCTCTGGGGAGTTTTATGCAACTGGCTTCACGCCCGAATTCGTGAAAAACCTGAATAAAAACTGCACAAGAAAAAAGCAGCCTGCATAAGTTTTTAATTTTCAATTATTTAGAACATACGTTATGATTTTAAGTACCACTCCAACCATAGAAGGCCACCCTATCCGTGAATACCG